GATGCACAGCAAGATGCACAGCAAGATGCACAGCAAGATGCACAGCAAGATGCACAGCAAGATGCACAGCAAGATGCACAGCAAGATGCACAGCAAGATCCCGTAAAACCAAGTAAGTCAAAATCTAGTAAAGGTAAATCTAATGGCGATTCTGACACTGGAACAGGTCAAAGCTAGACTTAAAATTGATCATGATGATGAAGATGTTGATTTGCAATTAATGATCGACTCTTCATTAAGTGCTTTTGAAGAAGTAACTAATCGTAAGCTTTATGAAATTGGTCAAGTAATTCCTGACGATGTTTTGAATGGAATTCATGCAACACCAGCCATTATAAATGGTGCAATTAGCTTAATTGGTTATTGGCATGAAAACCCTGAAACGATGGGGAATAGTCAAGACATTCCTAAGTCGACTACATGGGCTTGGAATCGACACCGATTTATTAATGTGGGGTGATTTGTGAAAATAGGCAAATTAAAACACCGCATCACGATTCAAAATAAAGTCCGTTCTGGTCAAGATCAGGTAACGGGCAAAATTCTTTATGATTGGGTTACATACTCAACGATTTGGGCCGAAGTAACTGACTTATCAACTAAAGATCAACTTGCAGCAAAAGCAGCTCAAAGCATGATTCAAGCTAGGGCAAAAATTCGCTATAGCCAAAAATCAAAACTTATCACCTCCGATATGCGAGTAAGTTTTGAGGGGTATTTTTACCGCATTGATGGTAACCCGATGGCTGATCCAGATAGTCGCCGTGAATATTTAACATTGAATTTAGCAACAGGTGATACTGGTTGGAACCCTTGAGGTGACCGAATGACTGAAGCAACCGTAAAAATGACTGGTATGGAAGGGATTGAGCGTAAACTTCAAACCTTGAAAGACCCAAAATTAGTTAGAAAACTGGCGCGAAAGGCTGGGCGTAAGGCAATGAAGTTAGTCGCCGATGCTGCAAAAAACAATGCTTTAGCAATCGATGATTCAGAAACAGCATCAATGATATATAAAAATATTGTCGTCCAAGGTGGTAAAACTCGAAATAAGAATGCAATCAAAATTCGTGTTGGTGTGAAAGGTGGTGGTGAGTTTTGGAGAATAAATAAACATATCCTTCGTAAATCCAAATTTACAGGTAAGACAGTTCTTCTTCCAAATCCACACTATACGTCAGAACCTAATGATACTCGTTATTGGTGGTTAGTAGAGTTGGGGACTAAGAAAACACCAGCTCAAGCATTTATGCGTTTAGCCTTTTTTAATAATTTACAAAAGGTCAGTGATACTTTTTGTTCAGAATTTAACAATGAACTGGGCCGGTATTGAGTAAATCTAAATGAATGTACCTCCAATTTTCCCCTTGTTAGCACAGTCCCCTGATGTCAAGAACTTAATTTCTAATCCAGATGGAACTATTCGCGCATTTCGCTTTGGACTGGTTGATGAAGGCACCGAAATGCCATACATAGTTTGGCGTAACATGACAGGAAGCTCTGACAATAATATTGATGACCGCCCTAATGGAGATCAGGTTGTAATCCAAATTGATGTCTATGGAACTGATGATGAAGTTGTAGACAAATTAGCTAAAGCAGTTCTCTATGCGATTGAATTGGACTGTAATTTGACCTCATACCGTGAAATTGATGAAGATCCAATTACAGCTGAATACCACATTGGTTTTGATGTGATGTGGCTTTTACCCCGATAAGATTCAAAAAATGCAAGCACCCTAAAGGGTGCTTTTTTTATGCCTAAATTTTGGGAGCGCTCTAAAAATGGCAAAGATTAAAGTACAAGGCACAAATGTTTTTGCATTTGATGGCACGGTTATTAAGCGGCTCTATTGCTTGAAAACTCTTGACCTAGGCTCAGATTCTCCTACTCGTATGGAAGATACATGCTTAGAAGAAGAGGAATCAAAGCAATATGCATATGGTTTAAATGATCCAGGTGCAGGATCGTTAGGCTACACATTAGATGACGAAAATGACAGCCATTTAGAGTTAATCGAATTCGGTGATCAGCGGAAAAAATTAACTTTTTATATTGGTGCACAAGGTTCAACTGCCGTACCAACTGTGGAAGCTGGTGCTGTGGTACTGCCTACAACTCGATCATGGTGGTCTTTTGGAGCCAATATTACAAGCGGGCAACCAACTTTTGAACCTGATTCATTTGTTCAATATTCAATCCCAATGCAGCGAACTACAAAAGTTTCGTTTATTCCAAAAACTCCAGTAGTAAATCCATAACATAGGTAACATCATGGCTAAGAAAGAAGTAGCGAAAACAGAGCAAAAAACAAAATTAAACTTTGCTGAAATTTGTTCTGGTGCTTTGGTTAGTACAATTCGTGATGTCACTGTAGAGTTTTTACATGCTGGCAAAAAGGAAAGTACAGATATTCGTATTAAACAGCTGCCATTTATTGTGACTGAGCCTTTATATAAGCGTTTAAATAAAGGTGAAGATGTTGCGGCAGAGTGGATTGCACTAGCTTTGGTTAATGAAAAAGGCGACAACTTTTTAACTAAAGATCAAGTTGATAAACATTTTACTCAAAGTTTAACAAGTAATGTTTTCCAATACGTTATTGGTGCAGATGAGCCCGAAAAGGATGAAGAGGGAAAGTCCGAATAGATGCTATTGATGAACTATTTTTTGAATTAGTTCTTAATGGTGGTAAAACAATAGCTGAAGCCAAGTCTAACCTCTCTTTGAAAGAGGTTAGATATTGGGCAGCATATATACAACATCGTGGAAGTCTGAATTATGGACGCCGTTTTGAGCAAGAATTGGCTAAAATCCATCATTCATTATTGGCATTAAAAGGCGTTAAAAATGTTAGTCTTGAATCTTTAATGTCCCATGAATATCCAAATAAAATCTATGATGTTGATGATCAACAAGATGAAAATTCATTGATGATGATGGTGGGTAAGTAAACTATCTAAGGGTGGTTTTTCTTACCTTCCCTTGTTAAAGTCTTCACAAACTAGCAAGGTGAAGACATGAAAAAACTTATATTTTGTACTATTGCTTTAACTTTATGTGGATGTCAATCAGCTTATGTGGAATCTCAAAGTACCGCAAAAGAGAGCATAAGCAAGTTTGATGGGAAAAAAACATTAACTACAAAAATGTTGCCAGCTTGGACAAAAGCCAGTTGGATGAATGGTGGTGTAGGCTTCTCAGGTTTTGCCAGCATTGATAAGCCAGAATATATGGTTGTTGAAGTAACATTCATAAATTCTATTAGTAATATGGAAAAGCTTTTTCTTAATATTGATGGGCAAACGACTGAATATTTTGCAATGAGTAAGCCAACAGATATTACTTTCGGTCAAGCAACACGAATTGGTATAAGCAAACGAGGATTTTTAGTACCCGCGGCTGATATTAAGAAATTCAATAATTCTCAGTCTGTTAAATTCCGTGTAACCACACTGTCAGATGGCTCAAGAGAAGGTGAATTAGTACGGGATGGAAAGTTGTCACAAGGTGCAACTAGCCTTATAAACATAGCCAATAAATTGTAGAAAATAACTTTTAAATGACCCCGCTAAGCGGGGTTTTTTATTGTCTGGAGAAAAGTATGGCGACAAGCTCATTGGGTAGTTTGACATTAGACCTGATTGTTAAATTAGGCTCATATGTTGATGGGTTAACAAAAGCTGAGCGTAAAGCGAAAGACTCTTCAGACAAAATTAAAAAATCTTTCAGTGGTTTTTCTGAGCAATTAAAAGAATCACTAAATGGTTCTCAAGTTGGCTCTGTTATTGATGGCATTACAGGAAAGCTGGGTGTTTTACGTGGGGGTGTTTTAACCGCAACAGCAGCTGTAGCTGGTATGGCTGTAGGTGGAACAGTTGTAGCTATTGCTGGGCTTTCTGCTATGGCTATTCAAACTGCTAAAGCAGATGCTGAAATGGTAATGCTTGCGAATCGGGCAAAAATCAGTACGACAAATTTTCAAGTTTTAACTGTTGCTTCACAGCAATTGGGTGTATCACAAGATCAGTTAGGATCCATTTTTGCAGATGTACAAGAAAAGTTAGGCGAGTTCTCAGCTACGCAGGGCGGTGGTGCAGCAGATTTCTTTGATGCATTACGCAACAACACAAAAATGACAGATGCCCAAATTAAAGAGTTTTCTAAAACTTTGCAGGGCAAAGATGGTATGGAAGCCATTCAGCTACTGAAAGATAAGTTAGATTCTTTGGGTGCATCATCACAAGAACAGCGCTTTGTATTTGAAAGTTTGGCTTCTGACCTAGGCAACTTAATGCCTTTATTTGCAAATGGTGGTGACCTTTTAAATCGTTATGGCACAGCTCTACAAGAAGCTGGTGTAATTAAAAGTAAGGAAGCTATAGAACAGTCACGGTTATTAGCTGCACAAACTCAATCAGTACAAACTAGATTTGATGGACTAAAGAACCAATTATCAATTCAAATGATGCCAGTATTGAATTCAGTTTTAAGTTCATTCTTGCAGGGATCAAATAACGGTAAACAGTTCTCAGGAGTCATTCAAGCAGTTGGTGTAATTGCTAAAGGAGCAGCTCTTGGTATTGTTGCCTTGGCAGCTGGTATTACAAGTATTATCACGCTTATTCAAGGATTTATTGAACAAGCTAAAAACATTGGATCAACAGCGGTTAATGTTTGGAATGCTGATGGTGCTGTGAATAAGGCGAAAGCATTATGGGGTGGCCTACAAAATACATGGACACTTGGCTCTAAAACAGTAACTAGCATTGTTGATAATAGTAAACAAACACTTGCAACGTTTGAAAATATTATTGATAGCTCAGGTACTAAATTAGATAATTTAGGCCAACTGTATTATGACACTACTGAAGCGCAGCAGAAAAACACCAGTAGCCTAAAAGTTAATACAAAAGAAGCTGATGAGAATACCAAAGCTAAAGAAAAAGCAGCAGAAGCAGCAAAAAAACTAGCTAAAGAGCAGGCCGAACTTAACAAAATGGTTGGTGCAAGTGCTTTGTCAGGGCTACGCATAAAAAGTGCAGAAGCTATGGCAGGAGGTAAAGTTCGGGCTTATACAGCTAACTTTGCTCAGATG